GTCCACTTGCATCTTTATAATTGGCAATCTGTACTGGTTGTCCTGCAACCTCACCTATACAGTAGTCCCACTTCCTACATGTTTCTAAAGAAATACCTCGTGCACTTAGGTTTGTTGCCTCGCCTTCAACAAAATCCATGTGTTTATCCCCTTTCTTTATTATTATTTTTTGTTCACCATCTGCTTTCTCTCTGTAATTACAACCAAAGCAGAAAGCGTGTCCATCATCATAACGTGCTAAGTTATCTCGTGACCCACACTCAGGGCATGGCTCATGCTGTATGAACTCACTCTCTTCGTGTGTGTCTAGGTAGTCCATGTCTTTGTACCATCTTTACTTTCCAGTACTACCTTACCAACATAAGAAAAGCCTAGTGTTTGTAAGAAAGTAAGGAAGTTATTTAGGACACCTTGTATTGTGTATGATTGAAATGACTTATATGTGGTCAATCCTGTACTTGACTTGTAACCAAATGAGTAGTTCTCTGTTATCTCATCTGGATCTGGTAGTATTTCTTTCCACTTCATGTTTCCCCTTTATTAGTTAACCCAAACACCTGATCCACCTACCTTATACTTCAGTAGACCAGCACTATCTTCGTTTGCTAACCACCATTCCTTCACATCAAAGGATGGACAGTCTGTTCCACTTAGGTCTCTGTGACCCACCACTTGTGCATCAGGATACATATACTTCAGAGTCTTTACTAAAACAAACAAGGACTCCAACTGTTCTTTAGTGTAGTCTGGTGCCACTATACCTCTAGTGTTTAACCCACCTGCCATACACACACTAACTGAATCAGAATCATGATCTTTAGTGTGTGCACCTATGTCATTCGGGCTACGACCTACCTCAATCTGACCACCACGCTTTATGAAGTAATGATAACCAACCTTTAGTAGCCCACGTTTACGATGCCACTCATCAACAGTCCTAATGTTTATGTTTGAGTTAGGTTTTGTGAGAGTGGAGTGAATCACTATGTAGTTAGTTTCTTTTCTTCTTGACATCCTTAGTCCATTCATGAGGTACAATCTCTTCTGAATACAAGAAGTTATGTTTCTTGCACCAGTTTGCACATGTTAATCCAGAACTCTGAACACGACTGTTCACATTAGCAAACACAAATCGTATGTCTAGTTCTGGATGCTGTTCTTTGATTGACCTGTGCATCCTCTGTTCTTTATACCTGAAGTATCCTTTAGCTTCAACTATAACCCCATTAGGTAACACGAAGTCAGGTTTATACTTGTGTTCAACAAAGTAAGCAACGGACATTGGCTCATACTCATATTCGCATTTGCGTTTTGCTAAGTTGTCCGCTATCCGTTGCTCCAATCCAGATCTAAAAGTCACCAGATTTTTCCTCGCCATCATCTTCAAAGGCTTCACCCTCTTCTATCTTAACAGAGGTACGTTCCTCCTGTACTATTTCATAGTCCTCTTCTACATCGAATACATCATCAGCATTCCCACTTGGAACATACTCAACGAGCTTCAGAACTTGAACCATACGTAACCTGAGTTGTACACCAAGAGAAGTACCATGCTCATAGGGTGCAATCTCATAGGCTACTCTACCTATACTCCCATTACCTACTTTAATCTGACCCAAGAGTGGTTCATTTTTTGGCCCGACAACCACAGGTCTTTGTGTGAATGTCTCTCCAGTACGACCATTTGTACCTGATGCTTTGAGTTTGAAGTGGAACTCAGTCCCCTCCTCCATACCCTCTTCATCAAGTGAAACCTTGTATGGCATATACTCCTGCCATTTCTTTGCTGACTTCTGCTGACACTTCTTCTTCCATTCGGAGTGTGCAGTATCAACAATCTTCTGCATGTCTTCAGCTTCGGAGCCATTCAACAGCACCTTAATATGAAACTGACCTTCTGCTTTGTATGTTGTGTCAGCCACCATAATATGAGGCCAACGAAACTCTCCCTTCGGAGTGACTGGATATTTTCCTGCCATATTTTCCTTTCGTGTGTGTTACTGTTTGTGTTGAACCTAGAATGTCCACATTTAGGAGAAGAAATACTCAGAGTTGAGGACACCCATTATGTCAAGGTCACCACGTTCAGGTGGTTCCTCAAGTTCTGGTATCACATCTATTACCTCATCATAAAAGTTAGTGAGTACATCTGTCTCCGAATACATCTCCACAAATGACTTTCGTATTGCATCTGCCATACGTGGGACATAATGTGCATGTACCCCATATGAGTCATGCACCACAGAGAAATCCTTTATACCTTCCTTCATACACCTGTTAATAGTTAGTGTGAGTGCAGTTGCATCCATACTATGCACAAAGTTAGGTGACACGCCATTGATTGATCTTCGCTTGTCCAAGTTCTCTGTCTCCTCTAGTATAGAGGGTTTAATTAATACATTATCTATATGAGTTGTTATCCTTCGTGGTTTCATGCTCTTGTATATCTGCTGTACCACAAATCCTGATGGTGTCTCCCATATTATAGGTAAGTTCTTCTCACTCATCTTCCTACCTATGTCTTGAAGCCATGACATAGCCTCTCTTGACTTAATCACTACCTCACCTATCGCTTCCCATACATGCTTACCTACGTATAGTGATGCTTCATACACATGCTCACCAAATGGATTCGATGTTGGGTTAGCTAGTATCTTAGCATCCATTGCATCTTCTACGTATGCTCTACAACTGAAGCGTGTACCACCATAAGGTACCACCATCACAGGTCTCTTAGTTATCTTACGATCTATACCAAAGGATAGCCACTCTTTAGAGTAGGGTACCCCCTGTTTAGCATCCTCTCGTATCTTATCCAGTACCACATCTGCAACCAACTGGTATATGTCTTGAGGTATCTTCTCTGGTGTGAGGTTAGTGGCTTTGCCACCTATGGTATCTCTGAGCATAGCAGAGAAGTGTTGGAGTCCATTGTTTGATCCGTCTAAACAAATGGGTAGACGAGACATGAATCCATACCCTACCTCACTAAACTTAGCCCACTCAAAGCACCATGCTAAGAAAGTCCACGGTTCATCTGCCTTAGTCCACCACCTAAAGTTGAGTGGTTCTCTTGCAGATTGTTTAATGTTATCAGTGTTTTCCAGTGCCCACGCTACTCTATCCTTGAATGAAACCTTGTCATATCCAAATGAGTTTGCTCCATGTACACCAAAGTAATCCCTTTGATCCTCATTGTTAATGGGAAACTCATCTGAGAACTGGAGTAAAGACTTAGCATAGTCCGGGCCTTGTGGTGTTAAGAAAGAATTAACTGTGTACTTCCTACCTCTGAAGTCACATTGATACACAAAGTAAATTGCTTTGTACTGTCTAAACTTTCGTGCCATTGCAAGAGTCCTGACTAGTTGGATACGTTTACTAGTCATCTTAGCATTGAGATCATGAACAGTCATTGCTTTCTTCTTCCACTTTATGAAGATGTCCAACTGTTCAGTTGACATGTCCTTTTTCTTACCTTGTATTGGACATGGCAGTACCTTATAGTCCTCTCTTGGTGGTAAGTTAGCCCATGATTCACCAGTTTCCCAACACCTTCTCATCACCTCCAGTACTGGTTCATTGACCATCCACTTAGTCCTTTGGAGTGCATTGATTGCACCATACTCTAGTGGCATTGAGTGGTTCTTCATCTCCTCTAGGTACGCTCTGTTCCTAGTCTTAATCATGGGTATGGAGTCAATCCTTTTAGTGTGGTATCCTCCATTGAAAGGTGAACTCCAATCCAATGGTGGTACTACACATGGATAGAAGTATGGGTGTAATCCTTCCCCCTCCTTATTGACATTCTCTATCCAGAACAAGGTTGCTTTGTTAGCTTGGAGGTAGATGACTCTCCTTTTCCTACCAAACTGGACAGTCTTAACCTCCATTAAACCTGTTGTTCTAATGAGTATGTCAATGAGTTTACTACCCAAGTGTAGTCTCTCTGTCTTACTCCACGGATTGTGTTCCAATAGCTCAACCCTACTCATGGTTCTAATGATGTTGTACCTACGATACAGTCTGTTACTGGTACGTGAGGTAACCTTCTTCTTGATTCGTCTGAATATCTTCTTAGACTCCTCACCTTTATCCCATAAGTCAAACTTAAACTGATCCTCTACTGCACCAGCTAACTTCATGGCAACACGAGTGAATGGACTACGTTGTGACACTCCATCAATAGTGTACTTTAAAGTTAGGTATGCACACACTTCTCTATTCATTAGAGCTAGTGTGAGTGCGGAGTTCTGATACTTACCTACTCCACCTGCTAGTGCCTCATCAAGAAACTCTTTGATCCCCTCTGATACAGAGTCAAGTGCTTCCTTCATTAGAGTGATACCATAGAGAGTGGTTGATTCTCCACCCCCTTTACGTGCATCTCTTATATTCTTATAGTACCTGTCGATACCAAGAGAGTTCATTTCCTTTTCGATTCTTTCTTGTTCATCGGCTAGGTTCAATTTAGTACCTCTTTAGGAATGTTTTCAGACAAAACCTCATTGAAGTTCTTTTCAATAAGATCCATTGTGATACTAACAAAGACTAATGCTCTATTAATCCTCTCCTTTGGCTTCACCTCGTCATCTCTGAGTGCACCATCAATCATCACGATTGCATTACCCAAAATCTGTTGAGCCTTTCGATCCAACTGTGCAATCTGTTTGTCTGACATCTGATACTCAGTCTTCAGGTCATCAAAACTAAACGACTTAACTTCATTGTCATCTTCCATAAGTTATCCTAGTGTGTGTGTGTTAGTAAATCCTTCCTACACTTTTGTGTACCTTCCTTGAAAGACTTCTCAGATATGTTACCTGAGTATAGCCAATCGGCTTCATCCATTAGTGTGACTGTAACCTCCATGATATAGTGTGTGTACTTCAGCCACTCAAGTACATCATCTGGATACTTCTGCTTGTTTAACCTAATGTCTTCCATGAGTGTAGTTGCTTCTATCTTAAGTTCACTCTGGATATGTCTAAAGTGTCCTCCACTCATACTATCCTCACAATTAAATGTTTTACCTACAGTTAACCTGTTGTACTTATGTTTACTATTGTGTACATGAGTACCTCTGTTGAGAATTCCTTTTCCCATAGCTTATTCTCTTTTACTTCGTAAATGTCCATATATTAAATTAGGTTTCGTATATTATCTGAGTTTTACTCTTTAATCCACAATGAGGACATGTCATTTCCCATATATGTCTTTGTGAATGAGATGAACTAGCATAACTCCACCAGTTCTTACATTCACCACATGTGAAATGTAATATGGTTTCACATGTGTACTTGTGTTTGTCTGTCTCCATGTTTCTCCTTTACCTTTACTATGTATCCACTATACTTGTCCTTTGTTTTGTAGGTCATTAATGTAGTCACTATGTACACAGTTAATCCTTTAGTACCCACTCCATGTACTTGTTTCGACTCACTAGTTTGCACTTACTCATCCTTTCTTCATGGTTTCTCAGGTCATCAGTCCACTCTACAGGACAAGGTGTGTCTGTGTCTAGGATAAAGTTTGCTGACAACAACAAGGCCATGATACCAATTAGTATAGTGGTCACTCTAATGCTCTTAGTAGACTCTTGTTCGATTTTTCTAAAGCTACACACTTTCTTTTTAATGAGGTAGCAATCTCTATCCACTCAGCTAACTCAGGATTATTCTCTTCTTCTCGCATCCTCTGAGCATAACCTTCTAGAAAGTCTAACCTCCAGCTAGTTTTCATTTGTCTCCTTTACATGTGTGCTAGTATGTATGCATTCCACTTATCAAAGAAAGATATGTACGAATACACTATGAATATCAGTAATATAAGTCTAAACATGTGTTCCCCTTTGTGATTAGTAGCAAAGGGTAAGCCTATTGCGTAGCTCTGAGCTTATCCACGCTCATCTTACCCTTCATAACACTATACTCTATAGTCAATGAGTGTCAGTTAAGTTTTCTCTTGACTCTATTGGTAAGTGCTTAGCTAATTTGGTGAGGAAGGTAGGATTTGCACCTACTATGTCATTCGACATCTGATTTACAGTCAGATTGCTTATCTAGATTGCATACTTCCCCATGTAAAAGACTGGTTACTGAAGCATGAAAGTTGCTTCTCCCACCCTCGCTCTCCTCCTCACCAGCCTTAATCATTAGTTTGGCATTCTTACGTACACCTTTGTTTGCCATCCTCGTAGCAAACCTGTTTCTTGGTGGACTCCAAGTGTTTGCAAACTTCCTACCTAGTTTGTTCTCTTTCATACTCCTACCTAAAAGGGTGTGTCTACTTTCCACGCTACACTCTGCACTTCTCGTGCATATGTGTCACCATACTCCCATGAATCATAGGTGTTAGGTGACTTAACTGCACAGAACCACCTAGCAAATGGATTCTCTTTCTCCTTCGATGGCTTCTGCCATTTCTTGAGAACTCTCCACTCCCATGTCCCATCTGGAGATTTCCATACCTCATATGGATTCTCTACTGGTCTGGTTTTATTCATTAAGTTCTTCTCTTTACTCATCGGTTCCCCCTCTATCTGTGTATGGTTCGTCATACTTATGGTTGTACCCTCCATAGTCTACATCATCACCATGAAAGGTAGTTCTTTCTATCTTAAATGGTATTATTGGAGTTGTCCATAAACTTAAACTAAATCTATGTAACACATCCTCCTCATCTATGTCTGGATCAGATTCCAAACAGTTCGCACATGTCCATTCATCGGTTTCATCCTCATAGACAAACAGAACTGCATCAGAATCCACCAGCATATCACAGGAACTACAGTAAAACATTGACATTAGTAGTCCTCTTGTTTAATGTTAGTCTCATCACTTGTGTACTGAATCCTGATGATGCCTCCACCACCACAATACACTAGCATTGCAAGTACT